AGCATTCTCTAAAGACTCTTTTATGTCTTGAGTATCCATCAGTCAAGGGTAGGAAAATCATCAGGTGGATTACCTTGGTCTAAATCATCTTGAAGTTGCGCTCCAGTCTCAAGAAAGTTTTTTAAATCCTGTTGATCACCTGAACATTCAACATTAAAGCCTTCCATATTTAAATGGATACAGTTATTAACTGTTCTTGTATCGGGCATTGTAATCGGGGTCGTAGCTCTTCTGTACAACCTCCCGAGATGTCTAGTTTTTAGAGCGATTAATTTATGGGTTCCAAATCTTTGCTGTTCTTCAGCAAGCTCATCCAAAGTTTTTGATCTTAAAATAAACAAATGTGAACAGTATTGGGTTACCCTGTCTGACAAACTAACAATTCCCTCATCGTCATTGACATCTCTTGCTTGTTTATTTGTGACGATTCCTGATCGATTACTTTGTACGCTTGTTATCATAGGTATAACAGGCTCTCCATCGCACAAAATTTCCCGCTGAATAGTCCTTTTGAATGTATCGACCATTGCGCCGACACTTTGCCACTCGCTTTTTCCTGCTTCATCTGTAGGTTTGATATAATCAAACGAAAAAACCATCTTTTTGCCTCTACCAACTTTGGAAAAATAAAATCTTTTTAGTAGAGCTATCATTTTTTCTACATTGTAACCTCCAACAGGGTAATAATAAAATTTCAGGTTTTTAACATCCTTCCACACTCCCCTTACTTTTTTAACGACATCTTCCCCTGCCTTTCTCCATTGCCCTGTTTCTAACAAATGGCTTGAAACACCCGATAAAGCTGAACACTGACGAATCATCAATTCATTCTTGCTCATTTCACCATTATCAAAATGTAATACCGGAACGTCGTGCATTCTGGCTATCTTGGTGCAGTAATCCATGCAGAACCTTGTTTTACCAACACCAGAACGAGCAACAATAACTGTGATATTACCGGGCCTTAAAAGAGAACCGTAAAGATCATTGATAATTTCAAATGGACCCATAAGACCCATATCTTCTTTTGGATTATTTCCAAGATCCTCAATATAATCTGGCATCTCTTCATAAATATTAGAAAAGCCATTGTCGGAAATATCATAAAGATCGATTTTCCTATTGAACGTCTGATCTGCAGTTTCTATAATTTTTTCAAATGAACTTTCTGGGTTAAGATGCTTCATTTGCAAAGCGGTGTTTTTAGCCGCTTCATAGATTTCTCTGCGAATGGAAATTTTCTTCAACTCTTTAGCTATAGTTACAATTTTTGTGTCTGTAACTTTATTTAGAACTAAAGAATGTATGTAATCTGCTATTTCAATATCCTGAGGAAAAGAAATACCTAAAGCTTTTATTCTTTCACTTAAGATCGTTTCATCAATATCTTGAGCGTTTTCACAGAAACTTTTTATGGCGTTGAATAAAACTTTCGTAATGCCATTTTCGTCTCCTTCAAAATCATCTTTATTAATAAAGTTTTCTATTTCCCCGTAGCAAGACGGGTGTTGTATCAACCCTGCAAGCAATCTTTGTTCAAGCTCTAAATTAGTTAGCATATTAATCTTCTGAATTTTGCAAATTTATTTGATGTTGTACTGACATATTATCCAGCCAAGTCTCTACCCCTTTAAGAATACCGAGTTCAATAATAGGCGCTGAAGCTTTAGATATAACATTAACTTCACCTTCTTCGCTAACGTATGCCAGCATAAAACCCCCATTGTTGCCGTTATTCGTATGTTCGAATATCTGATCAAGCAAACTTTCTGGTAGCCCTTTTTTATGATCCTTATTTGTCATATAAAATATTACACTGTGAAACTACGATCTTAAAAAATCAAAAAGATTTTCTATATCCTGCTCATCATGTATTTCAATTAAATTTATACCGTTAATTTCACAGAAATTTAATTTATCTTGATCCCTTTTTAATTGTTTTATAAAATTTAGTTTGCTTTTGCCGTGGAAAAATTCTACATATTTTGTATGCTGAGTTCCTTGAACTTCAACAGCTACATTTAGAGTTGCGTTATAAAAATCTAAACTCAATCTACTGCCCACAATAGGGAACTCTTCAAATACAACATGATGCTTCCAATAGGATTGAAGTATATCTTTGATTCTTTTTTGAAACCTACTTCTACTGCTTTCTTCCCACTTGATTCTGTATGAAGAAGCCTTTTTCAGTTTTTTCGTAGACCCATATAAAGTTTTAAATATCATCTGGCAAAATTAATTCTCTAAAGAACTTGATTAAGAAATCTTTGACTTCTTCGTTAGATTCTATGAAAGTATTGAATTTAGCTTCGCCTTGAATTGTCTCAGGTATTTCCAGATTATTTTCTTTAAGCTCTTTTCGTAGATCTTCTGAAAAAGAAATCCAAGCACCTTTCTTTTCGGCATAACCCCATAAGTAAAGCATTTCTAGTAACTCCAGCTCATTCCAAATACTTTTGCCTCCTGTTCGACCATAAATAATAGGATACTTGATTATAGAGTTAGTTTTTTCATTAGGACTCTTTTTGATAATGATTTTTGCGTAATGACCAATGTATTTATTTTTATCAGCATTATACTTTTCGTTGGGTTTTTCAAGTATCATATCGCCCTTAAAACGAGGTTCAAATTCTAAAATAAAATTAGCAAAATGAAGTAATGCGTTGCCACCTGTGGCGGTAGTTTGCCTTGGGGTTCCTTTTGCGTATGGGTCAAGCTGAATGTCAGCCCTCACTTGGCTAATAAAGATAGCCATATGGCCTCTTTTCGCTAAAGCAATACTAACACGCTTCATAAAGTCCGAAGCAAGCACAGCTCCTGCCGCTACTTTACGAGACTCTTCGAAGGTTTTCTCCATATCATTTTTCGTTATCAAACCATCAACGCTATCCAACAAAAAACAATACTTAATACCCTCTTCATTATCAAAGACCCTTTCCCTTAAAGCTTGCACAACTGTTTCATAAACATTGCACTCAAAAACAAAACAATTTCCATTTTCCCACTTATCTGGATCGGTAGTAAAATCAACCCCAGAACGCTTTTGCATATCTGGACTTAATCTCCCTTCAGCTTTGATATAAAAACCTCTTGAGTTTGGCACTGTCTTGAGAAAATTTTTCATTACTTCTAATGCCTCAGAGGTTTTACCCCCTTCATTCATTCCTGTAAACCTGTGCAGACCCGGGCCAAAACCCCCGCTTAATGCGAAATCCACCATCAAGCTGCCTGAAGAAATTTTATAATTTATTTCTTCTTCGTAATTGTAATGATCTGATTGGTTTGTTTTTAGGAAATTAGCAAGCTTTTGATTAACGTTTAGTTTGTCAGCTTCTTTTGCCTTAGTTTTTGTTCTAGCCATTTAAAAAATTCCTTAGAGTTTTAGGTTTAGGTTTTTTGATTATATCTTTTCCAAATTTTTTATCAGAAAGTACGATCTCCTGATCTTTAGCAAAAGTCATATGGAAATCTCTGTACCTTTGACGTAGTATTTCATTAAAAGGGTATGCGTAAAGTTGGGCTAAGCTTGCAAGCTTTTCTGGAAGCTTCAATTTCTTCCAGAAGTCTAAATCTGGATATTTTTCTATCAAACCTTTGAGCAGCTTCGTTTCCTTACCCCAAAATCCCCTTTTTGTATCGATAACCACGATATTTCCAATGATTTCCGTGAGACGTGGTTTCGGCATATCATACATAATACTACCCAAAAGCAATCGTGTCAACAAAAAAAACCCCCGAAACCGGGGGTTGACTTAGCCTTTATATCTTATCGACCGCCAAGTTACTCTTGAGGAGGGTTAGCAGACTGAAGATCTGGGTTTTTTAGCTTGCTTTGTTCAGCTTTTCGTTTGATTTCTTCGTCGATTTTGTAGCCCTCTTTATTAATAGGTCTAGTATCCTCGAATGGAGTCCCTACATCTTTCACTGGAACATATTTATCGGGGAAAACTGCTATTTGGGTTGCATCAAGCTCACCCATCTCTTTCTCGCCTTCTTCGCTTAAATCACCTTGTTTTTTCATTCTTTCAAGGATCGCTTTTTTAAGTGCGGGAGGAAGATTTTTTTGTTTTTCTGTAAGCCCACCATCGCCAGTTTCAAGCATCTCTGCCCTCATTTTCATATACTGCATGGCGCACATAGCAGTTGTATCATCATTGCTCATACC